GTAAGGCTCCACCTCCAACCGATGGAGGAGATGCATCCCCGCCAATCGAAAACTCAGCGACTCGGAAGCAGAAAGAAAAAGCAAAAATCCTGGATCGGAAAGGACCACTCTCGGCTAACGATCTTGACGCATTTCTAGCGGACTAAAATTTAAAATCTTAAAATAAGGAAATACTTAAAATGTCTATTGCTACTTCATACAATGTAACAAGTGCTAAGGGTGCTCGCGAAAATTTAGAATCACTTCTGAAAACCGTAGAGCCTACTGAAACACCTCTGTATTCTACTCTCTCACAATCCGAAGCTCCAAAGGCAACTCTTAACGAGTGGTTGGTAGACTCACTCTCAGACCCCGAGATTGGAGGAACAATTGACGGCGTTGATCTCACGATCTCCGATGCCGCTAACTTGATCGACTCAAGAGCAAGACTTGGTAACCGAGTCCAAACCATCAGAGACATCTTTTCCGTCTCACGCCAGGCTGAGATGATTGATGTTGCTCCTGGTGGACAAGGTGGATTATTCAACGCTTCCAAAGCAAAGAGCTTAATTCAGCTTAAACGCTCAATCGAAACTGCTATCGCTTCAGGAAACGATCAAGCCGCCGGAACTTCTTCCGCTGGAGCTACCCTCTGCGGGTTAGGGACTTGGTCAAATCCGAGTGCGACCGGAAATACTTTCGATACAAGTGCTAAACAAGCATTTCGTGCTGTTAGTGGATCTCGCGTATCTCTTGGTTCTTTAACTGAGTCTGCTTTTCGTGGATTACTGCAAGCTGTTTATACTGCAAGTGGCGCTAAAGGTTCCTACAAATTGTACGCTGGTCCAGCAGTAATGAACGCCATTACTGACTACACCCGTGCCGCAGTTACCAACAATCCTGTTTACAGCTTCACTCAAGATGTAAGCGGAAAAACCTTGGTTAATTCAGTTCTTCATTATGTCAGCGATTTTGGCTCTATCGATATCATTCCTGACCTTTTCTTGGGTCGTGTGAATGGATCGGCTTCCAGTCCTGACACAGCAGAAGGAACAGTAAACACAGATCGTGCTTACCTCATCCCTGACGATGACACTGTTTCCCTCAAGTTCCTTGAAGGCATTTCCGTAGTGGATCTTCCTGACAATGGAGCCGGCAAAAGAGCTTTCACTGAGGCAATGCTTACGCTTCGTGTAGGTAATCCTAGAGCCTTGGGATCAATCGTTTAAACACTTCGGGTTTATTATTGTTCATGTTGTTATTGGGGAGCCGGTTTAGGGTTAGACCGGCTCCCCTTTTTCCATTTAAATGAGTCTAAATATCATCGTAAGGGGGGGTAAGAAAAGCAGATCGTCACAGGACGAAATCGCATACTACCTTCGTAAGGAAAACGAGCGAGCCGCAGTCCGCGAAAAGGCTGGATATGCACAACGCCAAAAGCAGGCTCGCAAGGCCGCCAAAGCGTTTGAAGGAGGCAAAGGCGACTTTCGACTTGCTCGGGTAACAGACTTAACCACATATGTCCGCCACGAACAGGAAAGACCTGGATGCTGGGCAGACAAAGGATTTCGTAAGGACTTCGAGAAATCGAACCCCGAGTGCAAAGTTAAACACTAATTTTTTATATCATGGCAAACTACGCTACCGCCACCTATTCGCAATTAAAGTCAAGATTCCGAGCATTGGCCGGACTTGATGCTTTACAGGCAACAGATGCTAGTTTCCTTCGTGATCTTGTAAATCGTGCGGCTCGTATAGCCCATGAGCGTTACCCTTGGCCACAGTTCACCGTAATCGGAGAAAGTGTGGCTATAGTGACATCTGATGCCAATAGACTTCGGGTTTACGGAACGAGCAACAAGTTGGCAAACGATGCCAATGTTGTTTTTCGTATTCATAAAGAAGATCCAACTTCTGCCCGTTACCCTGACGAATACACATTTTTAACTGAGATGGACTCAGGTGGATATCCTTCCGTAAAGATTATAGAACCTACCACGCTTAACGGCGTAAATGTTTTTGTTACCTATCGTAAGGATTTACGAGGAGAAATAAACTCAGGTGGTGCGACAAGTGGTTACTATGGTGATGATTCGGGAGATGAACAAAACATCCCTAACTTCTTTTTCGACTATCTCGCCCATTCTGCCTATGCCGGGTTTTTGCGTGGGGATGGGCAAACTGAAAAAGCATTTGCAGAGGAACAAAACGCTGAAGCAATGCTCGCACAGGAAATCGATTTAGTACGGGAACAGTCACGCCAATATCGAAATGACATTTTGCAGTATCGTTCCCCGTCACAATTTAACCGGCATAACATTCAAGCCGGAGGCAAGCCTGTTAGCCCAGGCATCGCTAATGTTCAATAATAATGGCAAGAACCGTTACATTTGATTCACTCGAGAAACGCTTCAAGATGGCGGCTGGTCTGCCAACCTTGACGCAGGTCGATGAATTTTTCTTCAAGGAGTCTTTAAATAGTAGAGCACAAACTGCCTGGCATCGATGCAAATGGCCTGAACTGCTCAAACTTGTAGAGAAGTCAGTCGGATCAACCACTAACCCAACAGCAGACAAAGCAGTACAGATCGACAATGATTTAAACATCATGGAGATCCACCAGGTTTACACGAAGAATCCATTTACTGACAGTACGGCGGTATTGTTAGATTTTAAGCTACTGGACGGATATTTAATTTTACCGGCAAACAGTTCGGTATCTTCTGTTTTTATCGTAGGGACCGCAGTTCGGCCAACCTATGGCAAGGATGCAGGCGAAGAAACGAATGTGCCTGATTTTTTAGCTAATTACCTGGTAGCCGGCGGACTCAGTGATTTTCTTCGTGGAGACGGACAGACAGAAGCCGCCATGCAGGAGGAGAATAGGGCGGAAGAATATCTCGCATTAGAGATTGATCGGGCAGAACGCCTTCAATCGCAAAACAAAATAACCTTTAACACCTATCCGAGCTATTCGTTCGGCATTTCAGTTTTAACCACATCATAAAATATCATGGGTATCTCATCATTCAATATATCTAACAGCATGGGAGCAAATGGTTGCGTCTATGTTAATGGCACAGGAGCAAACACAGGCGACTTTATCGCAGTTCAATTTACTGAAGATTCAGTGGTTGGAGCAATCACTGGACAGATGGAAAACTCTTCTGACTTAGTTAGTGATTTAATCACTTTCAGCCAGGGTCAGGTTTTGTATTTACCATTCACCAGCATCACTCTTTCGAGTGGTAGTGCGATCCTCTACAAGGCGTAAAGAATGCCTTACTTCGGTCTAGGACTTCACATTGGTGATTATGATCCCGACTCAGTGGTCGGACCTGTCATTGATGGAGTTTTGCGAACTGAGGCTGGAGAATTTTTACAAACAGAGGCAGGAGCATTTATTCGATTCGAAATTCCACCTTATTTATCCACCGAGGCAGACGAAGTCTTACTTACCGAACTAAGCGAACCAATCTTAACTAATTAAATAAAATGGCTAATAAAAAAATAACTGATCTCAGTGATCTTCCATCACCCGCCGGGGCAGATGTTTTACCAATCGTTGACGATGTAAGCGGATCACCAGTAACTAAGAAAGTAACTGTAAATAATTTAATAGCACTCGCCCCGCAAGGCGACCTAGTCGCAAGTAACAATCTTAGCGATGTGGCAAGTGCCGCAACATCCCGCACCAACCTTGGTTTAGGCGATGCGGCTACCAAAACAGTAGGCACAGCCGACACAAATGTGATCGCGGTATCAAGCGGTACAGTTGACCTGGGAGGTAACAAGCTCGAAGACTTTGACGCATCAATTAACGAGCAGACAGGCACTTCATACACGCTAGTAGCAGGAGATAACGGCAAGGTGATTAAGTTCACCAACGGATCTGCGATAACTGTTACTTTACCAAGTGGGTTAGGATTAGGATTTAATTGCTCAGTCATACAATACGGAGCGGGGCAAATTACATTCTCTACATCAAGCTCGACACTCTATAATCGCCAATCACACACCAAGACCGCAGGACAGTATGCTGTGACGGGCTTGATCAGTTGCGTGGCAGATGTGTTTGTATTAGCAGGCGATACAGCTTCCTAAGTCCGATGACTTTTATACTTCCAAGTTTCGGAGCATCGGCTATATCCGCAGTACCTGGTGGCGGTGGTGGCGGTGGCGGTTTTAGTAACACCTACAGCGTAGACTTTGATGGGACTGATGATGTCATAACAACTGCTACAGCCTATGCGACAACATGGTCAATGTCAGTTTGGATAAAGCCAAATTTTACAAGCGGTGCTAACGGTGCTATTTTTTCAGACGCTGGTGCAAGAAGACTTTATATATATTATGATGGCACAAACTATACTGTATATTTAAGGCAAGGGTCTAGTCCGTTTAATATTATAACAAGTTCAGGTAACGCCATCCACGACACATGGACACATATAGCGGCCACAAGGGATTCATCCACAAGTACCGCAGTTTTATATATAAACGGTTCGCAGGTTGGGACAGTCACTGATGGAGGAGATACTGCCAATCAGCAAAAACCTACTAATATTGGTTGTATTAATACTTCAGGTTTATTCCCTTTTAATGGAAAGATTGACGAGTTTGGATGGTGGGATGGTACGGCTTTATCCTCTCTTGATGTTACTGCTATCCGCAACAACGGGGTACCCGGTGATTTATCTTCCTACTCGCCTACAAGTTGGTGGAGAATGGGTGATAATAACTCAGGAAGTGGCACTACAATTACAAATGCCGCCAATCCGGGAACTAATGATGCAACAATCGTAAATGCAACAGGTGGAACTAATACATCAGGTGCCGCATTTCACGATCTAAGCACAGCACCCGATAGCATCTATGTTGCGTAACCCTTAAAATACTATGAGCAGAAACTATGTAATCATCGACGCATCGGAAGTAAGTTCCGTTGATTTTGACCAAGTCCTAGAAACCTCGGCAGAAACGCTTAGATACAATATCGCAGGTACTAAGACCTTCGTAAAGTTCGAGGGTGACACGCCATCGTTCCTGGCAGGTAAAACCGCCAACACGCATTCCGAGATGCTTGCGATTCTAGCAGGCGAGGAGTGGACAAGTTCTGAAGGACCCTAATGGCGACTGAAGTCGGAGATAATGTACAGGTCAAAGCAAACCTCGCATTTATGGCGAAAGTCATCGCCATTGTTGGCACCTGTGTTTGGGGCTACTCCGTCATTTGGAACAAAATTAACGAACTTGACAATGGTTTGGGGAGAGTCCAACACGAAGGCACTCTGCTTGGGGATTTATCTGCTAGGATGATGCACTTAGAAAAATTTGCAGAGCAGGCAAAAGCGGATCTCGAGCATTTGGTAAATATGCAGGACGCTCCTATTACATCAGACTATCAGCAGTTTGAGAGGCTCAAGTATATAGAAAAGGAATTGGATCGGCTTCGCGACAGGGTGGAGGAGTGAGATGGAGATTTCACACTATATGTTTGCGGGAGTTGGCGTTGCCATATCAATCCTCGCATTCTTCATCAAACGCAATAAGTGGGAAATCGATGACATGAAGGAGAGACTCCGCCAAATCGAGATTAGCGATGCCGGGCAATCCAAGGATGTGGAGCATCTGACAAAACTTTCAGAAGACCGCAGGCGGGATATACAGAAACTATTTGAGAAAATGGAGACTAAATGAGATGGGTGAACTTATTGCAATGTTCCTTACTGGAGGGGGTTCTACAGCGATGGGAGCAATCCTTAAAGGTGTGTTCGGCATGGTCTTTGAAAGTCGCAAACAAAAACATGATCTTGAGATGGCTCGAGAAAGCAGGGGAAATGAAAACTTTCTTAAATTACAGGAGCAAATTTCCAATTCAGGTCAGGCAGAAACGGCCTCAAAGACGAGAAAATTATTGGCGACAATTGGGGTTAGTTCTATGTGTGCTTGTATCGTCTTGTGCACCCTCTTTCCCACACAAGAATTGGTCACATTCACCAATGCAAACGGTGAAGGAAGAACCGAATTATTCTTTGGAATCATCTCTTGGCCGGCAAGCCAAGACCCGATCTCAATTTCTACTGGGCACATCTCCCTTATGGGAAACCTCACGATCCTTCCATGTATTTTGGGATTCTACTTCGGACCTTCCCCCCGCAGGTGATGATTGATCGGGTCTCAGTATTAGGAATGAGCGGGACAGCGGCCACCTTTGGCCTGTCTGCATTTGACTCGGCAATCGGTATCGCGGTTGGCCTGGTGACCTTGGTCTATATGTCGTTAAAACTCTATCAGGAGTTAAAGAAGTGAGCAGATATCGATCATACGGCAAACTAGACGATCCATTCGTGACAGAGGGGGATACCTTCTTTCTGCGGATGAATGCCCGTCTGCGGCCTAATCAGTTGAAACCTGGTGAGGTTGCATTGTCCAAGAATGGTCGCATGAATGACGATGGCACCTGGCAACCCCGCAAAGGACTATCGACTCTGTTCGGATCGATTACCTCGGGAACAGATGCCATCCGTTTGCCCTATGTCATCCAATCGGCATCCCGCTCATCGGGAGTGGTGACAATCGTATTAGATGACACTCCGAGTCTATCATTTATCCCAGGTGATAATATAACAGTCGCAGATGTGGATGCATCGATTGACGGCACTCATGCATTAGCTTCTGTCAATTTTACGACCAAGACATTGACATTTGCCAACGCTGGAAGCGATACCACTTTCTCGGTACAGGATGCATCAGTCGGAAACACATCCGTCTGTTCTGCGGGCAATTCCATAGCTACAACTTTAAATTTTACCATTAACGATGATGGCGTAAATGCAGTTTATGGATCAGCGGTTTACAGCGATGCCTCATCGAATAATGACGATTACATTTTCTCGGCCACCAATAATCTAGCAGTCATCATTCGTCTGAAAGACTCAGCACTTTTCAAATGCCGGTACGAGGCAGGCGGGGAGACAGTAGATGGTCCCGTGGGCATGACCCAAGGATTCGACAAGATGTTTATCTTCCGATCTCGCAAGACCACTCTTTCAGCAAGCCCGGCACTTAACTCAATCGGTATATCTTCAGCCTCACAATCGGGTCAGACGATTACCGTTAATACATCCACCAATCATGGGCGGGCGACCGGTGACTTTGTCACGCTGACTAATCTGGGGAATTGGACTGTAAATCCGAATGACTGCTATCAGATTACCAGGATAAGTGACACTCAGTTCACGGTTACAATGGCATCCTCACAGACTGCTACCTTTAATGTGTCAGGAGCACAGGCTGAGTATTTCGAGGACTTTACTCGGGTAGATCGTGGAACTTATACAGCACCTCAGTATCTAACCGATACCACCGCCACCGCATCTAGCGGGGTGGTGACAATGGATGTGGTAAATCATGGGTTGGAGATAGGAAACGAGATAACCATTAGAAATGGATCATCCCCGTTTGATTTATTCGTGAATCAGAAGGCGATTGTCACTAGTACCCCAACCGCTGATCAATTTACCTTTAATCTTGGTGTAGAAGATGAAACCTCGGGAGCCTCTCTTACCGCATCCCGCCAACTGGCAATCGGTAAAGGATTTATTCATATGCCAGCGGCTCCCTGGGGGCAGTTTCATCAGCGTAGACTATGGGTTCCTTATTGGTTTACCTCGGACGCATCACCGACTGATCGGAATAATCGTGATGAGATTGTGGCATCCGACATTTTGGATTCAGATACCTATGATCGCATTGGCAATCAGTTTAGAATATCTGCGGGTAAAAGTGATTTCCTCGTAGGCATACAACCATTTACTCAGGACACTCTTACGATATTCAATCGTAAATCGATTCACCTGATGACAGGCGTAAGTGGATCTCTTGCCGATGTTAAAACCAATGTGGTAACCACAGAGATTGGAGCATCTGCCCGCAAGTCAATCGTTCAGGTAGCCAATAAAATTCTGTTCCTTTCAGATCAAGGGATTTATGCGGTGGAGTTCATGGACGAATATAATTTACGGGGAACAGGCACACCTCTTTCGGAAACCATCCAACCATTTGTGGATCGAATAAATCAGGACTATGCTCACCTATCATGTGCCGTTTATTTCGACTCGAGGTATTGGTTGGCAGTTCCATTGGACTCAGCACCTGGGCGAGGAGATGCTACCAAGCTCAATGCAATTATCGTATATAATTTTATCAACGGAGGCTTTGAATCTATTGACCAGGTAAACTCCACCGAGTTTGCTATTCGCGATCTAATCGTTGCCCGTGAAGGAGCACAGAACGCTCTATATTTAACTACCGAAGAGGGAGGCGTTCACAAGGTTGATGGATTTGAGGGAGGCGATGTTGTCTCCCTAACCGCAGGGCAGGCAGAATCGGAAACGATTCCCGTGGTCAGTCAGTTGACTACACGCCAATACGATGCTGACTCGATGGATCGTAAAACCTTCAGTCGAGCCGAGCTTCATGTAAAATCAAATACCGGCTTTTCGACTGATGGTAATATTCAGTTTATCACCGAAGACCCTGACTCCACCACTCAGTCCACAAGCATATCATCCTTGCTCGGTAACAATCTTCCCGACTCAGAAGAGGCATCGGTAAGGCTTAGAGTCAACAAAAGGGGATTCGGAGTACAGGCAGACTTTCAACCAACCAATGGCAGACCTTATCTTCGGTCCGCTAAGGTGGACGCTAGAATTACAGACCGATCCACCACATCCGTTTCTTAGGAGAAATAAATCATGGCAGTATTACAAACAGGACAATCATTCTCATCAGGCGATCAGGTAACCGCAACCAAGTTGCAGGACATCGCCAACCTGGCAACCTTTCGAACAGGTGCTAATCAGACAGCAGATGATTCCACTATTCAGGTCGATGGATCAGGTGGATATTTAAAGGTTAAATCAGCAGGCATTAGTTCAAACGAACTGGCGACTGACTCAGTCATTACTGCCAAAATACAGGATGGAGCGGTGACTGCGGCCAAGCTGGACAGTGCGGCAGTAAGTGTCCTTATGCCATCAGGTACTGTTCTGCCGTATGCGGGTTCAGTTTTGCCCGGCAATCCAAATGATTATTTGTTTTGCAATGGTGCGTCAGTCAGTCGCTCAACATACTCAACTTTATTTACAGCAATAGGAACAACCTACGGCGTAGGTGACGGTTCTACCACATTTAATCTACCCGATCTTCGAGGCCGAGTTATTGCAGGTCAGGATGATATGGGAGGGGCATCTGCTAACACTTTAACTGATGCACAGGCAGATCAGTTAGGCGGGACATTAGGTGCAGAAGATCACACTTTAACTTCTGCCGAGTCAGGGATGCCTGCTCACTCTCACACGGTGGATGATGTAGGGGGAAATGTAGGAACAGTTGATGGACTTTGGCCGTATGGTGAAAGAGGAAGTGCCGGAGCACCAAGTCAAGGAACAAACACGACTAATGATGCAAATGCTCAAGACGCATCCTCCGCCCACAACAATGTACAGCCAACCATCATTTTAAATTACATCATCAAAACCTGATTTATTATGGATATTTTCGACAAACTATTTAACAGGGAGCCAAAGGCAGAACCAATGCCTGACCCTAACATGAAAAGAATCTCTGAGATGTCAGGCAGATTATCCGCACAGGATCGCCAGTTATTGGATGACATGGTTTATCTGCAAGAATCTCGCAGTAAGATAATGAATCCAAAACCTCCCCAGGGTGAGAAGTTGGCATACATTAATCCGATGGAGGAGGAGATTCTCAGAAACTCGGGAGCATCAACTCCCACTATGACTCCTGAAGGGATTCCATCATTCGCACCTGATGACCCTCTTAAACAAGCCGCCGCTCTTCTGAACTCAGCGGCTCCACAGGGAGAATCGCTCGCTTACATTAATTCCGAAGAGGCAGAAATGCTCAAGGATGCCGGTGGAGCAGGTGAGCCGGTAAACAGTTCAGGCGTACCATCGTTCTTTCTGAATAAACTTTTTGGAGGAGGAAAGAAACCACCGCCCATGCCTGAGTTAAATGTCGGTAAATCGGCAAGAGATTATGTAAATGCGATGTCTGACCCTGCGATTCAGGGTAAACTTTTACAGACTCGTCAGACATACGATCCTCAGTATCAGGATTTACAGATGAGCCTCGTCCAGCGAGCCGCTGATCCTATGGCCGATCTCGCAGAATCAAATGCGATGCGAGCACAGGAGTTTGGCAGTCAAATGGCCGAGCGTCAGGCGGGTAGTGATATATCGATGCTTAATCAATTTGGTGCTGATTTAAATCAGGCTTATCGTTCATCCGATCCGCTTATGCAGGCTCGCGTAGAGCAGGCCAATCAAATGGCCGACCAGGCATTCAGAGAGTCACAGATTCAGGACTTATCTCCTGAGATGAGAAGACGGGCGACTCAATCCGCTCGGGAGGGATTGGTGGCTCGAGGCAGGGATATGGACAATGCGGCAATCGCGGCCGAGGCGATGAGCAGGGAAGACTATTTAAGGGATATCATTCGCGATAATCGTCAACAGGCACAGGGACTTGGATCTTATGCCAGTGGACTTAATCGGGCAACCTCAGTCGATCCAATGGCTATGCTTAGGGGTGGAAGTAATTACACCCAGCAGGGGTATGGCGAACGGGCGGCTTTATTCGGAATACCACAGGAGCAGTCAACCAGGATCAATCCTGATGCCGGAGTAAATATCGGATTACAGGATAACGCGAATCGTGCCAATTACCTGGCAAACACCTATGCGGCTCGCGAACAAGCGGCAAGTGGAATGGCGAGTGGATTAATGGGAATGGTAGGAAGCATAGCAGGCGGATACTTAGGAAGAGGATAAAACTATGGCAATCGGCGATACAGTACAGGCAGGTTTGGGGAGGATGGACTTCTCAGCGTTTCAGACAGCAGGGGCGGCACAGGCTCGAGCGAATGAGGCATTCGGTAATGCACTTGGACAGGCGGCCACAGCATACTTTGCAGGCAAGGAGAAGAAGGAACGGGCGAATGAGATGACTCAATACCTAATGGGGCAGGGTGCATCGGAAGAAGATGCCAAAGCAATCGCCAAGAATCCATTCCTGCAAAACGAGTATCAGCGTAAGCAGGCGGCAGATCAGCAGATGAAAATCGCTCAGATGCAAAATAGAACATCGATTGCTAATTCTAAGAGAGGTGCTATGTCTAGAAATGCTGATTTAGAATTTCAAAGAGAGAAATTTGAGGCAGGACAGAAGTTATTAGAAGAGCAGAAGGCACTAAATGAAAGTCTTGCAAGATTCAGTATTCAACCAGTAGAGACTCCAACTCCTGAATTTAGTGCATTGCAACAGGAATATCGCCCCGAACAGATACCAGGTACGCCTGAGTTTATTGCAATGGAAGAAAGTGAACCGATGGGTGCTAGACCTTCGATTATTGCAAAGACGATAACCGAGCAACCTGACTTTCAGCGATTCGTAAAACAAGATTCACCTGCTGTCGCTCAATTGCCTGATTCATTTAAACCACAGGGCAGAAGGATACAGGATGCAGTGGAATCGGGAGAGCTTTCAAATCAGGCTGGAATGATAGCGATTAATAATTTGGCTCAACAAATTCCAACTTCAATTGAATTAACGGAGGGCGAAAAAGCACTAGATAAGAAGTTTGCAGACGAAATGACTGAATTTAATCTGCCTGATATAAATAAGGGTCTTGATCAACTCACTGAAGCATCAGATGCTCTTAGCAATAGTGATACACTTACTGGGCCAATTGTAAGTCTTATGCCTAAGTTCATAAGTGATCGATTAAATCCAAAAGCCGCAGAAGTAAGAGAGGCAGTCGAGGAAGTTGTTCAAAGAAACTTACGCTTAGTGCTCGGTTCTCAATTTACTGAAAAAGAAGGTGAGCGATTAATTAGTCGAGCATACAATCCTGCTTTAGATGAATCTGAAAATAAAAAGAGAGTAGAGCGTTTGATAAAATCAATTCGAGATGCCGCACAGGAAAAGATTAATATGAGAACTTACTTTTCTAGAAACGGAACTTTAAAAGGGTATAACTTCACACCTGTAACATTAGAAAGTATTGAAAGAAATGCATTTAGTCAGGATGGAATGACTAGTAATTTGAAGCCAGCAGACATTCAATCCGAGATAGAGCGTAAAAAACAAATGCTTAGAGCTAGGCAGATGAATACTCAGTATTTCGATAATCCGAATGTCCCTAATATTGGTAACATAAATAGCGGAAACTAACATGGCTACCCAAGAGGAAATGCTGGCCGAGTTAAGAGCATTAAATGCAGAACTCGGACTTCCTGAAAATGATGGTATAGAATCGACATCGACATCTACCTACGAGCAGAGTCTTCAGGAACTTCGAGCATTAGACGAAGAACTGGCATCCACCCCTGAATCGTTTGACGAATATGTCGCTCGAAGAAAACAGGAGGATAGCAGATCGCTCGGAGAAAAGACATCGGCCTTTACCGATTCATTTATCACAGGAGCCGGCACACTGGCCGAAGAGGGTGGCCGAGCAATCAAGCAACTGTTTGCCGGTGATGTCGGACTTAAAGAAGCAAAGGGAGTATTCCAGGTAGGTGTAAAAGATTTCGGTAGATTCGCCAAGACTCTAGGAGGTGCGGCGATGGATAACTTCTACTCGGATGAAAACGAAATGAGGAGGGAGTACGAGAGATATAAAGATAACTTCCTCTACAATCAAAATGTCAGAAATGCCATGCTCGATACATTCGATGAGAAGGGCAGGGACTTTGTCAGTTTTGGAGCAAACTTTGTCGATCCGACCATGTTTATACCGATTGCCGGTCAAGTCTCCAAAGCCGCATCAGTTGGATTAAAATCTGCAAGACTCGGAAAGGTTGCTAAGATAATAGAGAAGGGCGGTGCGATAGCATCTAAGCCTACTGAACTAATTGCAAAAGGTACACGCAAAGCACTGGAGAAAACCGCCCAGGCGGGATCGAAGATCGCCGGTGCTACCGGCAAGGCGGGAGAAGTTACCTCAAAGGTTGCCGCTTTCCCTCGAGACATGGTTACCAAGTTTGCAAGTAAAACAATTGATCCGAAAGTAGCAGGGTCCGGCATACTCGGAGCACAGGTAACAGGTGCATTTACAGGAGCAGTACCAGGACTCGGTCTTCTCACATCCGCAGAAGTGGCTGGATATATAGCCAACAAATCGGGCAGGGGAATGGAGCGGGTATTAACTGCACTCGGTTCTGAGGCTGGGCAGAAAAGATTCCTCCAACGCCTCGCCATGCAGGCAGACTCCCCGACTACAAGAAAACTCGCCCTTTATGCCCACAAGCTGGGAGGCACAAGGATGGGCGACATGGCATTTAATTCGCTCGTAAATGGCATCTCTGTATCCACATTGAACGGAGCCTTGGCATACGCATCCACCGATAACATCGAAGAACTCGGACAGGCTATGGGAGCAGGCTTCGCAATGGGTGGAGCATTACCCGTAGGGCAACCTGGTATGAGGGCAGGCAGATCACAAGCCGCCCGTAATCAGTCATCAGTAAACTTTCTAGAGGCAAAACTTGGGCAGGATCAATTAAAGCACTTCCGTAAGATGGACCCCGATGCTCGCCTGGCCTTTGCAACAGTGGAAGAGGCAGGTATAAAAGCACCCAAGCTCATGTTCGTGGATAAGAATCTGATGCTTGAGACTCTTAGAAGAGATGATCCAAACATCCGACAAGCACCCAACGCTTATTTCGATCAAAACGATAACACCATCTATGTGAACGAGAATGGCCGAGCCGGCAAAAGCTCAAAAGAAGCATTTGACATTCTTACCCATGAACTCGGCCACGGATTTATCACTCAGGCGATTAAGGACGATCCATTCTTTGCCCGAAAGATTTTAGAACAGTACGAGGCAAAGCCTGGTGAAAAGTCATTTGAGTTTGCATTTACCAAGGACTCGGCTGGAGCACCAATCGATTCCATCATGCTCAATGAAGATGCAAAGAAGATTGCCAGTGCATACGATAATATTCAAGAAGGCGATAAATCAATCGGAATAGGGCAGGATGCCAATTTACTCGCCCAGGAGATTGGAGCCGAGCAGTTCGCCATGATGATGGTCGATAATCCAAACTACTTTAACACCATCGAACCATCCCTCCGTCAAAAGCTACTCGAGGGATCTCGCAAAGTGCTTACCCTCTTTGGTGCTGTGGATGGCAATACCGGCAACCCGTTGGATGTTTCCATCTCCCCAATCCTTAAACGCAACAAGACCATCCGCAACCTGTATAAAAACTATACAAAGCAAAGAGATGCTTCGATTGCGGACAAGGTTGACCTTGCGGATAAAGGAGTGGCGATTAAGGTCCGTAAAGGCGAATCGGCGGACCAGGCAGTGGATAGGATGTATGGTAAAGTATTCGGTGCTAAAAGTTTCAGCCTAGATGATGTGTCGGGATTTAGAATCAATAACAAGAAGATTAAAAAAATCCTCACAGACATAAAAGACAGATTAGTCGAATCCCCTGAAGGATCACTTAGAGTTGAGCGAAATCAAATAGTAGGCAAGGAGTTAAACAAAGACTTAAAGGAAGCACTTTTATTCGGAGATAAATTAGGAAACAAAAATGTCCTACTGAATGCTATGCTTGAAGGCATTAAGAACTTAACAGAGTTTAATTTCTTGTATCGTGCCGGTAAACCAAGCAAATACTCCGATAACGAGTTAAGAGCTAGAATCGTTACTCCATTTCAAATCAGAGTAACTGGATTATCGCCTAGATCGAAGTCTGCCGCATCTGTAAAGATGGATGCATACGATTTAGCATATCTTCGCAATAATGTTGAGGTATTAGCTAGAGAAGGATTTACCGATAAGCCGGAAGATTTAATAAAGGAAGCCAGGAGGGTAGCTCAACAAGCATTAGAAGATCCCGATGGCAGAATTAACCCTGAAGGTAATTACGAGAATGAACTTGTTACCGCAGTATTCGGCCAGCCTGAGTCTGCTCAATTTATAAAGAATCCAAAACTCAGACAGTTACTTGAGGATAAGAAGCTAAAGCATTCAATTCGCTCCTACGATGTGGACGCATTGGCTGGGTTAGTTCCAACCGGCAATAGCGGGATCGCATTCGATTGGTTCAATATCAAAAACAATTACTCGCCCTTCGATGATAAGCTATTCATCCCCGCCTACCACGGCACACCGCACACCTTTGCCCCCGAGCCTGGCGCGCCCTTGGGCAAGTTCAGGACATCGGCAATCGGTACGGGCGAGGGCGCGCAGGCCTATGGGCATGGGCTTTACTTTGCGGGTAGAAAAGGAGTTGCCGAGCATTACAGGCAAAAACTGACACAAGTAGAAAACCCGACTAAATTATTATATGATGGTCAGCCTTACGATCCGTATAACAATAAGCACTATGCCAACCTAAGATTAAGACAGGCAAGAGGTAATCGGGCTAGAGCTATAAAATCTTTAGAAGATGCGATCCATTTGGAAAAAGTTAATCAAAGACTTGACCCCCAAAATAGTAGCCCTTTTAGACTAAAACAGTTTGAAGAAACCTTAGAGGTAATAAAAAACAAACAAGAAGCAAAGTCTGATGAAGGCTCCCTCTACAAAGTCGAACTCGCCCCGAAGGAGAACGAGTATCTGCTATATGATAAGACATTAGGCGAACAGACAAAGGACATACAAGATAAGCTCAGAAAGGTACTAACCGAATTAGAAGGTGAAGACCTGTGGGAATATCGTAAAGACCTGGATTATCGGGATATTACTGACAACGCTCTAGAGAATGTACCCGAGCCTGAAATCTCTAGGCGATTAAAAGAAGCCGGCATACCAGGCATCAAATATTTAGATGGTTCATCCCGATCCAAAGGCGAGGGCGATTACAATTATGTAATCTTCGATGAAGCCGATGTGCAGATTACCGACAAACTCTTCATGCCAGCCTCCGAAGCGGGTGCGGGGAAGGGGAAGCAAGCCGAGGCCGCAAAGCTATGGCAGGAGAAGGGTACGGATTCGCCATACTTTAAGAAGTGGTTCGGCAAGTCCAAGGTAGTCGATGAGAACGGCGAGCCGTTGGTGGTTTATCATGGGACGGACAAACAATTTACTTCATTTGACCCAGAGAAATCTATTGGCGGACAGCATTGGTTTACTTCTGATAAATCAGCAATCGAATCGGGTGAAGTTGGCGCACAGGGTAAAGGTATAATTATGGAAACATACTTAAATATCGAAAAACCCGCTGGCTGGGCTGAGTATGATAAATTCACAATCGATGAACTATTAGGCAGAGGATACGATGGGTTAATATTACCTGAAAGTGATGGCACAGCGACCTATGTGGCTTACTCCCCCGAACAAATCAAATCGGCCACCGGCAACCGAGGGACTTTCGATGCGGGGGAGAGGAATATTCTTTTTATGCCGAGCAAAGGCGATACCACTCCGGCATCGGTTCAATCATGGGACGATGCTAATCCTACATTTGGTGCAAATTTCACCAAAGGCATGGCCAAGGATAACAAGGAGGCCGCCGCTTTACTTCGTAAATCATATGAGGATGAATTTGGTGAGCCTATAAAAGCACAGGACTTCACCCAGGAACAAGTGGAGTGGCTTGGCGGTATGCTCGCACAAGAAGGGGAAGCCGCACTCGGTAGAACCGGCAATGCGGTAAACTGGTATACGAGTGCCGTTGAAAAGGCATTGTCTGTAGCGGAAGAGATCTTCCCTGAGATTGGTCAAAAGTTTGAGGCTAAGGATAGATTCCTTGGTGCATTATCGATCACCAGTCAGAACATGAGGGTGATGGATAATGCCAAGGCCGCAGTTTCGCAGTACCAGCATAAGATCAGAACCGGCAAGTTTGACTACAGCATAAAGCATGGTGCAAAAGCAGATGCCATTACAAGCAATCTAAAACTCTACGATAAGGTAGAGGCTAAGATGGGAGTTGAGGAGCTTCATGCTTTTTTG